TTGCTTTTTCGTTTGGGTATTTTTTATTGGGTATTTATCTTTTAATTCTAAGCAAAAATGACTGAACTTATAATATTGTTTATAATCCTTGGATGGGTTTCGACTATGTTGAAATCGAGTGAAAGGAGTACTGGTAGGTCTATGTATTGGAGCCGTCCGCTTCCTCCTAAAAAGAGAAAAGGATCTGTTCCTAGAATGAAGAATCCGCCACCTCCGCCAAGGAAGAAATGCATTTGTAATACTATTGAAGAACATTCTCCTGGTGGCAGATGTGAAGCAAATCATTAAATTATAAAATTATGAAAAAATCACTTTGTTTATTGATAGTTATACTTTTTGCCTCTTGTAAACCAAAACCTGAGTTTTATATTAAAGGCAAGCCTTTTTATACCAGGACTCATTGTGTAGAATCGCATAATGAAACGAAATACGGTTATCATTATGGTTATAATTTTTTTAAAGGAAATTATAGTTATCATTTTGGAATGTACAACGAGAACATTTGTGATAAGGAAGTTAGTGACACTATTGAAATAAAAGAATAATGGAATTGCTAGAACTCAAATTTTCGGAACAAGAACTTACTGATATTCACAATTTATCAGGGTGTAATTATTCGCCGGAGAAAATTGCACTTTATCTTGATGTGGATAAAAAGGATTTTTTGCAATTGTGGTACCAGAAAGAAAGCGAGGTTAGAATGGCGTATGAACGTGGAAAATTAGTGGCTGATTTCAATATCAGCAATAAGCAAAAGGAATTAGCTGAAGCGGGGAATATTACTGCAGCACAAATATTTATAGGATTGCGCAAGGACACAGAAGTGGAGACAATTAGAAACAGAATACTTTTTGGAGATGAATATTGATCAAGTCAACATACGGGACATTTATGATTTTATGGAAACCGGTAATCCTAAAAATGCTCCTGAGCATATTGTGGAATACTTGGAACTCTTGGATATGGTTCGCGGTATGTTTTTGCGGATGGATTTATATGGTAGTAAAGAAGCCATCATAAAGCATTTGATGGTTGCCCCAAAATACAAATTGTCACGCTACAAAGCTGCACAAGTTTGTGACGAGGCGCAGGAATACTTTTATCGGGATTCTAAAATTTCTAAAGATGCTTGGCGTAACATTTACGCTGAGAAAATGGAGAAGATGATCAACTTTGCAATGCTCATGGTCAAGGATGTGAATGATGCACAAAAAGTAATTAAAATGTGTCTTGATACTTCAGTATTGCGTGCCGTAAATGAGCCAGATAAAGAGGAACTACCTCCTGAAATCTTCCAAGCGCCTTTTGTGGTTTATACTTGGGACACTGATGCGCTTGATATGCCAAAAGTTAACCGTCAGAAATTATCTGAAATGATTGATAACTATCCTGAAATCACTGAAAAAGAAAGAATAAGAATTAAACAAGAAGCGTTAATCCCCGGATTTCCTTTAAAAATATTCCCAAATGAGCAGGAAAACCCACGTAAGACTTGATGACACTGATGTTGCCGGTAGATATGCAAATTGGGTAGATACTACCATATTTTTAATATCTCCTAAAAATTTGCGTTTGATAGCGGGGCGTGCTATGGCAAAAACTGCCAGTATTATTGCTAAAAGAAGTCAAAATATTATTTATGATATGCCTAAAAGCTATCAGGTAATTGTTTCTGACACTTATGTAAACTGCCTTAAAAATATTGTTCCTACGCTTCTTGAAGGTTGGAACCGAAACGGATGGAAAGATGGAATTCATTACGTTACTGATAAGCGACCTCCCTCCCATTTTAAACTTCCCTACAAGCCTGTAGAGACTTACAAACACACGATTTCATTATTTAACGGTTGTTTTTTTAATCTTGGTTCACTTGATCAGCCGGGAGGATTGGCGGGTGGTTCGTACCAACACATGTATGGTGATGAAGCGCGTTTGTTGAAATTTGCCAAATTAAAGAAACTGACTCCTGCTATTCGTGGAGAATATACGATGTTTGGACATTCGGTGTATTATCGTGGTACCACTTTTACTACGGATATGCCGAACATCATTGATGGTGATGATGATTGGATTATGCAGGATGAAAAGAACATGGATTTAGACCAGGTTAAACTGGCTCTTGAAGTGGGATTGGTTCTGAATGAAATTAAGCGAGAAATACTTTCTTACAAACAAATTGGAGATTTTGAAGCTATTGAAAAACTAAAGGGAAATTTAGTTCGCTGGACTGAAAAGTGGATTCGGGTCCGTAAGGATTTGACTTTCTTTTATGTGGTTTCTTCGCTTGCTAATGTGGATATTCTGACGGAAGGCTATTTTGCCGATAGTTTGAAAGCATTGGGAATTGAAGAGTTTAAGAGTGCGATTCTTTCTTTAAAAATTAATTTGAAGAAAGGCGAAAAATTCTACGGGAATCTTGGCGAACATCATTTTTATGATGATGGCGTGATTTCGTCTTACTATGATAAATTTTCTTTGACGGATAAGATAGAGGAAAGTAGTTTGGCATTGCGATACATCGACCATAATGCGAAACTGGAAGGCGGTATGGATTTTGGGGATATGTGTAGTTTAGTAACGGCACAGCCTAGAGGGAACTACTTATATTGCCTAAAAGAATTCTATACTTTGGCTCCGGAGAATGAAATGCAAATGGGTAAAAAGTTCCGTGAATTTTTCAAGTATCATAAGGTGAAGGTTATTGATTTGTACTATGACCGTTCGGGAAATCAGAACGCATCGACCAAACGTGACTGGGCGAACGCTGTAAAAAATGCGATAGAATGGGAAAATGGCGTTTCTACCGGATGGACTGTAAATTTAATGTCCGAAGGACAAGGAACTATTTACCAAGATCAAGAGTTTGCATTTGCCAAAGCTATGATGGGAGAAACTGCCGCGGGTTTACTAAAACTTAAAATTGATAAGTTCCAGTGCAAGTGCCTAAAAAGTTCTTTAGAACTTACTAAAATCAAATTAAAATCTTTTGCCACTACCGGTTCCAGAACTTTGTACAAAGATAAATCATCAGAGAGTTTGCCGATTTTACTCCGTCCTATGTATTCTACGAATTTTAGTGATGCGTTTAAGTATTTGATTTATCGTTCTGCGTTTGTGGATTTGGTGAATACGCATTCACAATATACTGGAATGGACCCGAGTGTGGGGGATTAAATTATTTAGAATAATGTTAAATTATATCATTAATGATATAATTTTAATCAAAATCTTTTTTATATCGAAAATGATATAGTATATTTGTTTCAGATTTAAACAAAGCGGTGGCGGCAACATCAAAATACGGCATAAATATTATGAAAACTTATTCTAACACAGTAATTATCAACGGCGAAAAATTCACTAACAAAGTTGAAGCTGAAAATTATTCAGATGCTTTAAAAATTCAAAAAGAAAGAAAAGCAAAATCAAAAAATAAATTCGAAGGAAGACTAACACTATCTTAATGGCTGAAAAAACAAACACAAACGAGCAACAATGGAAGTTGCTCGTTTTACTTTTAAAAGAAATTGCAGATTCTAAAAAAATTACTCAAGAAGAAATTGCGGAACGCTCCGGACTTCTTCAAAGTAATATATCTCGGTTTTTTGCTTTGAAATATTGCCCTAACATGAGTACTTTTTTACTGGTATCGAAAGCTTTGAAGGTCAACTTCTTTTTTGAAGATCAGGAAGGAACTACAGAATTAAATGTTCTGTTTGAAAAGGCGATGGATGTCCTTGGACGAAGAGTTGATAAATTACCTAAAAATTAAAGCCATGACAAAAAGTAATACATTCAAAAATTTATCTGTTTTAAAAGCAGCACAAGAAAGCGTAAAAACGGAATTAGGCGATAAATATGAGGAATTAGTACAGCCTTATATTGAAATCATTGGTATGGTGATGCAAGCCAATTCTATCAATGAGTTTGAAGCTTTGAAAATGATTAAAGAGAAACTTCCTATTTACAAAAAAACTGATGCTCCGTTGTTCTTTTCGGCTGCTTTAATTGAAATCACCGAAGGGAAACATTTTGTAGGGTTTAGTGAAAAAGTTAACTAATTTTACAATATCCTGCAAATGACTTCGAGTCTATAATTTGGCAAGTAGGGAAACCTTGTGAAAAATAACGTTTAAGTAACAAGGTTTCGATGGCTGATTTGAAAAATTAACTTATAAGTGAATTTATGGAGAATATAAAAAATATTAGTCCAGAAATAAAAAGTTTTGTTGCTGCTCAAATTTCAATCTCGGAAAGAGCAGATCAAGCGATTAAAAACGCGATTGGTGTTTCTTTTACTCCATTGAAGCAATTGGTCGGTTTCGCTGCTTATGATGGTAGTGGATATAGTAAGGATTTTGAAGAAATCAATAAAAAAAAGAAAATTTAAACTACTCCTCCGCCCGCTTGGGCGGATTTTTTTTTGCATAAAAAAAGCACCCTAATTTTGGGTGCTTTTCATTTTATATAATTGTTGCTTCAGTTCGCTTTTATCATCGTCAATCATAGAAATGATAGTATTTATTGTTTCTCTTCGTTTTGGGTTGATTTCTGTGGCTCTGCGAAGTCTCCAAGCGTTGCCCTGCTTGGTTGAAAATAAAAGTTTTTCTTCTAAAATAAATATGTTACTAATCATGGGTAAAAGTTTTTAAAAGTTCGTGCGCTATAAGTGTTTTTAGTTCAGTGTAGTATTTTCGGGTGTCTTCCTGTTTTTGTATCGCTATATCCAGCAGCTGCAAAGTTTTGAGTTTTTTTAGTGTTATTTCCTCGTGTTGTACAGGATTTGTAAAAAGTGGTTGTATAATTTTTTTGTATTCGTGCAAACTCAAAAAGGGAATAACAGAACCCCGTAAATAATTTTTTAGAAATTTAGAATTGTAAACCATAAAACAAATTTCAAAAGCGTTTTTTGTTTCGGTGTCCATTTCCCAACTGTTGGGAATGGGTTCTTTGAGTGGTCGCCCTGCGTGCAGTCCGTGAGATTGTATATAAAAAACGGTTTCTTTCTTGGGTTTATCGGGGTTGTATCGGTGAATGGTCATAAATTCATCCGTGTAATTATCAGCATATTATGAGATACTGAAACGGTTACTTTCTCCCCTACTTCAAATCCTGCTTTTTTCATCCATTCGCCCGAAATAGTAAGTTTTGGTTTTATGGTGGGTTTCTTCCAAAGGTTTTTGACGTATTGTGAAGAAACAGTCAATTTCCTGATGTTAAAAAATGTATCCATGATAATCGCTTTTTGTAGGTTGGTTATCCTGGATAAATAGATCTGTTATCGCTTGTACTTTGTTGAAGGCTTTTTTTGCCTGTGCTTTGTAGTATTTGTAATCTTCGAAATTAAAAAGGAATGAATACCCTTTGGCGTGTAGTGTTGCTTTTACTTGCTCGGATAGTTTAAAAGCTGTATTTTTGTGGCTGTTAGATTGTATCGGCGTCATGGCTTGTATATAATTTAAGTGTTTTTAAACTCCTGCACTCTTCGACCAGTGCAGGAGTTTTGTTTTTAATCTAGATTTCAAAGTTTAATACCTCGTTTTCTGCTTCTGATAGTAGAATATTTAATTCGGCTTGCATCGTGCTTAAAACTTTATCAATCACATTTGAATTTCGAACATCGAATTTAAATCCTGCTTGGTTTTCGAGGTTGATTTTTGCAGTCATTTTGTCGTTTCCTGCAACAAATAATTTTAAGTCATTGTCTTTGTCCTTTAGCGTTTGAAACCTTTTAGAAAGTGCCTCAAAATGAGTTATTCTTTTGATGCGTTCTTCTGCTGTTGGCGGTGTCTTTGGCGCAAACTTTTCAATTAAAGCGTTTACGGTAGCTTCTTCAATTTTTACGGGCGCTTCTGTTGATTTTACAGGAGGTAATAATTTAAGCGTTTTTTCTGCTTCCGTTCCTCTTACTTGTTTTCCTTCTAATACTAATGTTTTCATTTTTGCTGTTATTTAGCTGATTTCTAATACTTAAAGATAACAAATTCCGTACATATACGGAACTAATAAGAGGTAATAAAACGAATTTTTAGCCTAAAAAACTAAATAAAGAATCATTCTAAATAGGGAATTTTACCTTTTAAAAAGTTCATAAATAAGGAGTTGCAAAAAAACAAAAAACCGTAAGAAATTGAAAATAAGCAAATTAACCCTAATCAAAAAGGGTGAATTCTGCTTTTTCTCTTTCGAAATACCGTCCCGCTC